CAATTCTCAGGCGCAGCGGCTGCTTGTTCGAGGATGGTCTGTTGGGTTTTGCTTAATTCGGTCATGGGTAGGCTCCTTTTTGTTGGTGGTTAATGCCCTGCGGGACACCGTCATGAATGCTTGGAAAAACACGCTTATCAACCATGAATGCTTGGAAAAACACGCTTATCAACTTAAATAAGCAGAAATAGTGGTTATATTTGAATATGTTAAACGTGCTAGACCTATTCTCTGGAATTGGGGGGTTTTCCCTCGGATTTGAGCGGACGGGCTGGCATACCATCGGCTTTTGCGAGATCGAGCCGTCATGTCAGCGTGTATTGGCGAAACACTGGCCGAATACGCCGATTATCTCGGACATTAGGAACTTAAACGCGACTTCTGCGCCAGATTCCGTCGACATTATCTGTGGTGGTTTTCCCTGCCAGGACATTTCCGTGGCGGGCAAGAAAGCTGGAATTACAGGCAGTCGCTCAGGACTCTGGAAAGAATACGCACGATTAATCAACGAACTGAAACCGCGCTATGCAATTATCGAAAACGTGGCAAACCTGCGATCTAGTGGACTTGTTACCGTCCTCACGGATTTATGGCAGATCGGGTATGATGCGGAATGGCATTGCGTACCAGCTTCCGCCCTTGGCGCACCTCACAGACGCGACCGAATCTGGATTATTGCCTACCCCAACCGCGAGCGATGCAACGGTGGGCGAGATATTCGGGAAAAACGATACATTCAAGGTGACCAAGAGCGGTTCGATTCGAAAATATACGAAGAATGGCATCGGGGGCAGCCTGGGGCTGGCTCGGTATGTGAAATTCTGGCCGACACCGTGCGCGCGGGATTGGAAGGACACAGCAATCTCACTGGAGATGCTCGCCCGCGAGGGCAAAATCCTTCAGCCGTCACAAGTTAGCCTGCTGCGTAGCCTTGGAGGAAATCCATGGTGGGGAAATGAACCAGAAATCTCACGATTAAAGGATAATGGCTTAAACCCTGAGTGGGTGGAATGGCTGATGGGTTTTCCTATCGGCTGGACAGAAGGCGGAAGCCACAAAGAACGGCTTTGCAGCCTTGGCAACGCAGTTGTGCCGATCATCCCAGAGATGATTGCCTACAGCATTAATGAATACGAAAAAACCTATGTCCACACCCACTTATCCCGTCAGCACGATTGCGAAACTGTTTAACCTGACCGAACGGCGGGTGCAGCAGCTGGCAAGCGATGGTGTCATTCCAAAAGCCGAGCGCGGCAAATACGACCTTGTCGCGTGCGTGCGCGGATACATCGCCTTCCTGCAGGATCGCGCCTTCGGCAAGGAAGTCATCCACGTCGATGCTCACCAGGAGCGAGCGAGGCTGCTGAAAGCACAAGCCGACAAAACCGAATTGGAGGTGAAAACGCTAAAAAGCGAACTGATCCCCTCCAATGAAGTGGAGGCGCAATGGGCTGGGCTGGTGGTGGCGTTCCGTTCCCGCATGCTCGTTCTACCAACGCGCGGAGCGCATCTAGCCATAGGACTCAAGGAGTTTCATGAAATCGAAAGTGGCCTGAGGGAGCTGGTGCATGAAGCATTAACCGAGTTATCCCTCTATGACCCAGATACAATCAGCAATCCTGATTTCCAAGATAGCGAAATTGGCAGCACCGCCGCCGAACATGACGGTGAGCCAGTGGGCGGACAACCATCGGCAACTGAGTAGCGAAGCCAGCGCAGAACCTGGCAGATGGAATACGAACCGCGCTCCCTATCAACGGGAGATCATGGACGCATTATGTGATCCACGGGTGGAAACCGTGGTGATTATGTCCTCTGCCCAGATCGGCAAGACTGAAGTTATTAACAATATCATCGGCTACCACGTTCATCTCGACCCGTCGCCGATACTGCTCCTCCAGCCCACGCTTGAAATGGCGGAAGCATGGAGCAAAGACCGTTTCGCACCGATGCTACGTGACACGGATGTGTTGCGCGGATTGGTGAAAGACCCGCGCACGCGCGATAGCGGAAACACGCTTCTGCACAAACGCTTCCCTGGTGGTCACATCACCATGGCGGGTGCGAATTCGCCTGCATCGCTGGCGAGCCGTCCTATCAGGCTGGTGCTGTGCGATGAAGTGGATCGTTATCCTGCTTCGGCAGGTACGGAAGGTGACCCTGTCAGCCTTGCGAAAAAACGCACGACGACTTTCTGGAATCGTAAGCTGCTGCTTACCTCCACCCCCACCATTAAGGGGGCAAGCCGCATTGAGGCGGCATTCGAGCAGAGTGATCAGCGGCACTTCCATGTGCCATGCCCACACTGCGGCGAATACCAGACGCTGAAATGGTCGCAGGTGAAATGGGACAACGGGGATAATGGCCACAAGCCAGAAACCGCCCATTATGTCTGCGAGCATAACGGTTGCATCATCGTTGATAGCGATCGTCATGCCATGCTGAAAGCGGGTCGCTGGGTGGCAGAGCAGACGCTCACGGATATTGCGGGTTTCCACATCAACGAGCTTTACAGCCCGTGGGTGACATTTGCCCAGACCGTGACGGATTTTCTACGGGCGAAAGCCCTGCCAGAAACGCTCAAAACCTGGGTGAACACTTCCCTTGGCGAGCCATGGGAAGAAGAAGGCGAAACGATTGAAGCCGATGTCCTGCTGAACCGCAAGGAAAGCTGGGGATCGGATGCGCCCGAACAGGTGGTGCTTGTCACCGCTGGTGTGGACGTGCAAGGTGACCGACTGGAGATCGAGGTCAAAGGCTGGGGCATTGGCGAAGAATGCTGGTCACTGGATTACCGTATTTTTTACGGCGATCCCGCACAGGATTCAGTGTGGCGTGAGTTGGATAGCTATCTGCTGAAGCCCATCCGCAGCAAAACAGGCGTGAACCTTAATATCGCCTGTGTGTGCGTGGACTCAGGCGGACATCATACGCAAGCTGTCTATGAGTTTTGCGGTGCGCGTGCCGTGCGCGGTGTGTTTGCCGTCAAAGGTATTAACCAGATGGCAAAACCGCTGGTGGGCAGACCGAGTAAAAACAATCGCTACAAGCTGCGGCTTTACCCGATTGGAACGGATACCGCCAAGGAAGTGATTTACAGCCGCTTGCGTATTACCGAGCCAGGGATTGGGTATTTCCATTTCCCACTCGAACGTGACCGTGAATATTTCCTGCAGTTGACGGGTGAAAAGCAAGTCACCCGCTTTACCAAAGGCGTAGCTCGGCGCGAGTGGATTAAAATCCGCAGCCGCAACGAGGTGCTTGACTGCACGGTATATGCGCTGGCGGCGTTCAAACTTTTGAATCCTGACCTGGTGCAACTAGCCGACAATCTGGAGAGAACACAGCACGCTGCTCCAGAACCAGAAACGACTGACACAACAAATTCAAAACCCCAGGCGCAGTGGATACCGCGCATGGACAACTGGTTATCGAGATAAATATGGCATTCACACAAACACAACTGGACGCGCTGGAAGCGGCAATCGCCTCTGGCACGCTTGAGGTACGCACAGGCGACAAGTCCGTGCGCTACCACTCGCTCGACGAGATGATCAAGCTGCGTGATGTCATCCGCAATCAACTGAATGCTGACGCGCAATTAAAGCCAAGCCGCGCCAGTTTCGCATCATTTGTGAAGGATTGATATGTGGTTAGATGACATCATAGGGGTGTTTTCGCCTCAATCTGCCTTCAAGCGTAAGCAAGCTCGCATCGCCATGGATGTGCTTGCGCGTGGCTATGAAGGCGCGAAAACTGGCAGACGGATTGATGACTGGATCACCAGCGGCACATCCGCCAATGCGGAAATCGGTGGCGCGGGCAATCGCCTGCGCGAGCGATCACGCGATCTGGTGCGGAATAATTGCTACGGCAATAAAGCCATTGAGGTGTTCGTTGGCAATGCCATCGGCACAGGTATTACCGCACAGGCAACCACAGATTCGGATCGGCTGAATAAGCAGATCATGGATGCATGGCGCGACTGGTGTCAATTTTGTGATGCTGACGGCGACCTCGATTTTGAGGGCATTCAGTCACTCGCCGCGCGTGCCATGTTTGAAAGCGGCGAATGTTTTATCCGCTTTCGTGACATTGGTTTCAGCAACATCATGCGCGTGCCTATGCAGTTGCAGGTGCTGGAAGCAGATTTCCTCGATACCGCAAAAACCACAACGGGTGAAAATGGCAACGTCATTCGCCAAGGCATTGAGTTTGATAGTCAGAACCGCCGTGTTGCTTACTGGATGTGGCCGCAGCACCCAGGCGAAAACATAGTTGGCAGAACTAGCTTCCAAAGCGTGCGTGTGCCAGCGGATCAGATTTTACACATCTTCCGCAAGCTGCGTCCTGGTCAATATCGCGGCGTGACTGCCTTCGCTCCTTCGATGGTGCGGCTTCGTGATCTCGACGGTTACGACGATGCAGAATTATGGCGCAAAAAGATTGAAGCATGCTTTGCCGCCTTCGTTGTTCAAAACAACGGTGCGGACGGCCCGATTGTTGGCAACGTAGCACGCAAAGGTAATACCGCTGGCGGCGAGCCTCAGAAAATTGAGGAGTTCCGCCCTGGCATGATTGAATATCTCCAGCCTGGTGAGGATGTCCGCTTCGGCAACCCCAGCAGCGACGGGAACTATGAATCCTACGAGCGCGTGCAGCTTCACGCTATCGCCGCAGGGCTTGGCATTACTTATGAGCAGCTGACAGGTGACTTGTCACAGGTCAATTACAGCAGCCTCCGCGCAGGATTGCTGGAGTTCCGCCGCACCGTGGAAATGATCCGCTGGCAGGTATTGATCCCTAAATTATGCGCTCCCGTATGGCGGCGGTTTATTGACCGTGCGCTGGTGGCAGGCGTGATCAGCAAGGCTGACTATGCCGTTAGCTGGACACCACCGAAATTCGAGATGATCGATCCGCTCAAAGACGCGCAGGCCGACACCTTGATGATCCGCAACGGAACATTGACGCAGAAAGAAGCAATCGCACGTCAGGGCTTTGACCCAGACAAGCAGCTTCAAGAGATCGCCGCAACCAACAAACAACTCGATGATCTGGGCGTGATCCTTGATTCCGACCCACGCAACACAGCCAAGAGCGGCATGGTGCAAACAGATAATTCAGGAGTACAAACCAATGACAGCAGCCAAAATTCCAAAAATTGAACGTAAAAACCTGCCGTTGCAAACGCGACTGGCAAGCCTCGAAGAACAGCAAGCAGAAAGTGAGGATCGCGTATTCAACGTGATCTTCACAACTGGTGCAATCGTCCGCCGTTACAACATTTTCGCAGACGAAACCTATGACGAGGAACTGGTGGTGAATCCCACCGCTCTGAGGCTCGGAAGACTGAATTCAGGAGCAGCCCCAGTCCTTGATACCCACTCTGATTTTGCTCTCGACAATATCAAGGGTGTGGTGATGGGCGGCAGCGCACGCATCGAAAACGGGCTTGGCTATGCCAGCCTCAAAATCGACGGCGGCGCGGAGAATGAATCCGTCATTCGAAAAATTCGGGATGGCATCATCCGGAATGTCAGCGTTGGCTATCGTGTCCACCGATACGAGGTCATACGCAGTGAAGGCACAGTGCCGCTTTACCGTGCCGTCGACTGGGAGCCTTACGAAATATCACTTGTTCCCATCGGGGCGGATGCTGGTGCTGGCATTCGTTCCAACCCTCACACATTTCCGTGTGAGATTATCAATCCTCAACCTTCTAAGGAGTTAAGACTTATGACCGATATCGAAAACAAACCGCAGGAGCAGGATACTCCTGCAACCCCGCAAACGGAAACCCCTCCTGCTGCGAATCCCCCAGCAGCAGACCCGCAACCTGCTACACCAGCTTCTACAGAAGAAGCGCGTGCGGAAGGTGCTCGCCTTGAACGCCAGCGTGCAGCGGAGATCACCAAGATCACCCGCTCTGCCATGCTGCCCGACACATTTGCCCAGAAATTGGTAAGTGACGGCACTGCGATTCCTCAAGCCCGTAAACTGGTGCTGGATGAATTGGCACGCAAAAGCGGCGAAAATGGAGAAATCCGTCCGCAGATTTCTATCGTGCGGGACGAGATGGACTCAGCGCGTGCCATGGTGGAAAATGCATTGCTTCACCGCCATGACCCAAAAACTTACAAGCTGGATGACGGCGCACGCGAATACCGTGGCATGACCCTCATGGAAATGGGGCGCGACTTACTTGAGCGTCGAGGCATTCGTTCTCGCGGTCTTTCCAAGTCGGAAGTGGCAGGTGCAATGCTGGGACTGGAAATGCGCGGTGGCTTTCACTCCACCAGTGATTTCCCTTTGATTCTGGCAAACGTAGCAAACAAAACGCTGCGTGCAGCCTATGATGCTGCTCCCCAGACTTTCAAAGGGTTTTCACGCCAGACCACTAACCCAGATTTCAAAACTATCGCCCGCACACAGTTGGGTGATGCACCTTCGCTCGAGAAGGTAAATGAATCTGGTGAGTTCAAGCGTGGTACTGTCAGCGAGGCTCGTGAACAATACGCGCTTGCCACCTACGGCAAGGTCGTGGCTGTTACGCGCCAAACCATCATCAATGATGATCTGGGTGCATTCACCCGTTTGCCAGAGATGTTCGGCCGCGCTGCTGCCGACCTCGAAAGCGATACGGTGTGGGGCATTATTACCAGCAACCCGAACATGGGTGATGGTGTGGCACTGTTCCATGCCACCCATGGCAACCTTGCGGGTGCTGGCGCAGTCATCAGCGTGGCAACACTTGGCGATGCGCGTGCAGGCATGCGTAAACAGAAAGGCTTGAACGGACGCTTTATCAACGTCATGGCCAAGTATCTGATAGTGCCTGCTGCCATTGAAACGGTGGCCGAGCAATTCGTGACCCAGACCAACATCGTCTATACCAAGAACACCGATTATAACCCGTTTACCAACAAGCTGCAGGTTATTTCGGAGCCTCGTCTTGATGCTGCCTCGGCGATTTCCTGGTATCTCGCCGCTGATCCTGCCCAGATCGATACCATTGAGTATGCTTATCTCGAAGGACAGCAAGGCGTTTACCTTGAGAGCCGTGTCGGTTTCGATGTGGATGGTGTGGAACTGAAAGCTCGCCTTGATTTCGCAGCTAAAGCGATTGACTGGCGCGGCTTCTGGAGAAACCCAGGCGCATAAACTCTGGTCACTACGTTTAACCCCATGCGGCTTTAAGCCGCTTTTTTTGTATCTAAAATAGGAGAATACCAATGAAAAACTTCATTATGGAAGGAAAGACTCTCACCCTGACAGCCCCGTATGCCCTGACTTCTGGTCAAGGCTTGCTGGTCGGTTCAATTTTCGGTGTGGCATCGGGTGATGCTGCAATCAGCACCGAAGTAGAAGCAATCACTGACGGTGTGTTCACGCTTACCAAAGCAACGGGTGCGGCATGGACAGTCGGTGCGCTGATCTACTGGGATAATGCCGCGCGTAACTGCACCACCACGGTTGCCACCAACAAACTGATCGGCGTGGCACAAGCTGCTGCCCTTTCTGGTGACACGGTTGGCAACGTGCGCCTCAACGCAGCTTTTATCAGCTAGTGGGTGAAGCAATTCAGGCTCTGCCTATTGCTGAACAACCAATTCCAGTGGACACAATAAATGACAGTATTTTCAACAGCAATTCAGACACTTTTCAATGATCGGAATGTCGCCGTTGATGCCACTTTCATTCCGTTGATTGGTGGTTCAAAGGCAGTGCGTGTCATCACCCGCTCACCTGATCTGTATCAAAATGTTGGGCAGTCCGTGATTGAAACCCCGAGCCTTGTGCTTGAGGTGCAGGTTACGGATTGCCCGACTGTGAGTCAGGGCGACCAGTTTATCATTAATTCCGTCACCTACACCGCGCAGGGAGAGCCTCGGCGTGATAGCGAGCGGCTGTTCTGGCAGGTGGATTGCTATGCGTCTTGAAGCAGCGATTAAAGGCGATCTCCATAAATTCATGGAGCAGCAGAAAGTGGCGGCGGAAACCGCTGTTACTGCTGGAGTGGCGGAAATCACCGAGCGGATAAAGAATGATCTGCGTGGGCAAGTCACGGGGGCTGGGCTGGGTAACAAGCTGGCGAAAAGCTGGCAAGCCAAGCTCTATCCGAAAGGAAAGAAATCGATTGATGCCGCTGGATGGGTGTTTTCCAAAGCACCCAAGCTGATACGCGCCTTTGATGAAGGCACGCTGATCAAAAGCAAAGACGGCTTCTTTCTGGCAATCCCCACCGAGGCAGCACCCAAGCGCGGTGTCGGTGGCAAACGCATCACCCCATCGAATTTTCCTGAACACACATTGGGGCGGCTGCGCTTTGTCTATCGCCCTGGGAAAATATCACTGCTTGTGGTGGACGGATTGCGTGCAGGCACTGGCAAGCGCGGCGGCTTCCGCAAGGCTTCGGACAGTGCACTAAAGGCTGGTCGCGGCATTGCCACGGTCGTCATGTTCCTGCTGCTGCCGCAAGTGAAACTAAAAAAACGCCTTGATTACAAGGCTGTGGTGAATCGGTGGGAGCCTCAGTTGCCGCAGGCAATCATTAATCATTGGCGAGAGGGCAATTCAAATGACCAGCAAACGTGAACAGATATTCGACCGCCTTACTACCAAGGTAAAAACCTTGGAAAGTGCCAGCGTCAAAGTGTACCGCAACCTTGATAAGCCGCAGAAAATCCCTGCTGGTGGCATCATCATCCTGCGCGATGGCGGCGGCGAAGAACCTGAAGTGCTGCTTTCACCGCTCACCTATATTTACGAGCATCTGGTGACAGCGGAAATCATGGTGCAAAACCCTGATCCCGCGATCAGGGATAGCACATTGGATGCGCTGCTCGTCAGTATCGGCGGTGTCATCAATACCAATCGCACGCTCGACGGACTGGCAGAGTGGATCGAGGCGCGATCACCCGATTTTCAGGAAGAATCCATTGAAGGAGCAGCCAGCGTCCGTACCGCCACGGTGCTGATCATGGTGCGCTTCTTCACAACTGACCCGCTCAATTAATCAACCTAACAGGAGTAATATTTATGGCTCGATCTTATGGCTCGGCAGCAACTCTGCTTGCCTTGAAAGAAGTAACCTATGGGCTTAAGCCCGCTGGTAACTGGGAAAAATTCGCATTTGTATCTTCGGATTTAAGCGCAGAACAAAACCTGATCTCATCCGATCTGCTTGGGCAAGGACGCGAACCACGCGCACCTTTCCGCGATGTGATCAACGATGAGGGCAATCTGGTCATCCCAGTAGAAGGCCGTGATTTTGGTCGCTGGCTACAGCTTCTGCTTGGCAACCCCGTATCAGCGGGCGTGGCAGCGACGGGTGATATCACCTTTACCGCCAACCCGAGCGCAAGCCATACCATCACCATTAACGGTGTGGTGTGGACGTTCGTTGCCAGCGGTGCGACAGGAACGCAAACCAATATTGGCGGAAGTTTGGCCGCTACGCTTACGCAGCTGGCAACCGACCTGAACGCATCGGTAAACGCCAGCATCACCCCTGTAACCTATGCGAACGTGGGCGGCACAAAGCTCGGATTCACACATGATACGCTGGGTGCTGCAGGTAACGCATTCACCATCGCATCGGGTAATGCGAACGGCGTGGCAAGCGGCGCGACACTCTCAGGCGGTGGCTACACCCATACTTTCATCAGTGGTGCAGCCAGCCTTCCGTCTTTTGCGGCAGAAATCGGCCATGCGAACGTGCCAGCTTATTTCGTGCATACGGGCTGTATGCTCAACAGCATGGCGATGAATTTCCAGCGTTCTGGTTCTGCTAACGCCACGCTGAATATCATTGCCCAGGGCGAAACACGCTTTGCATCTACGCAAGGCGGCACGCCGACAAGCCGTGTTTACAAGCCATTCAGCCAGTTCAACGGCTCGATCAAACGCAACAACGTATCACTGGCGAATATCACGGGAGCGCAGTTTACCTACTCCAACGGCATGCAAGCTGTGCCAACCATCCGTAATGACGCACTGATCGAAGGCGTTGATCCAACCACGATTTCCGTCAATGGCAGCATTGACGTGCGCTTCGCCGATACCGTGCTGGTGGATGACGCAATCAACAACACCGCGATTGAACTGGAGCTTGCCTACAAGCTGGCTGGGCTGGAGGGAAACAATTTCTCGCTCACCTGGACATTCCACGAAGTCTATCTGCCGCGACCGCGCATCCCCGTATCGGGACCAGGTGGTGTGCAGGCCAGCTTCAACTGGCAAGGCGTTCTCGACGATTCGCTTTCAAAATCCGTCACTGTCGTTCTGAAAAACGATGTCACCAGCTACCCATAAGGAGAAGTTATGCTCAGATTAAATCTTAAAAAAGAACCGTACTGGCTCGATTTGCCCGCAGGCGTGAAGGTCAAGGTGCGCCCGCTTTCCACCGCCATCATGAGCGCAGCGCAGTCCTCGGTGATTAAACAGATCACCGACTGGCGGCAGGAGCGTAAATCCCGCCTCGATATTGGCGCAGATGTAAGTGACCTGCCTGATGTGGATGACGAATTAACCCGCCTCGGGCTTTCGGAATCCATGCTGATAAAAGCCCTTGCGTGCGGCGCAGTCATTGAATGGCAAGGCGTGCTTGGAAGCGTTGGTGACGCAGTATCTCCAGTGAACCATCAAACAGTGAATGACCTAATGGACATCTGGTTTGTGGCGCAGGAGTTCTGGAAACAATACACAGCGTCCCTTTCGCTATTGGAAGCCGAGGGAAACGCATCAGGGCTCGCAGCAGCTGGCACTTCGGCGGCGGGTCTGGATATTGCAAGGGATGCCACGACGAAGAACTCCCGTGCAGCAAAGGTGAAAAAAGCCAG